GGCGCAGAGGCTTCAATTCAAGAAACCCAAACAATTGAACCAGTAGTGGTTCAGGAAACTATGGAGGCACCCGTGACCGCCGCTGCAAATGCAGATGACCTCACACCAGAGGTCCCAGCGGACCGCCGTCCTGTAGCTCAGGTATCAGCCGCAACCGTGGCAATCACGGCAGGTGCTGACATTCCTGGCCTAACAGCTGGCAGCCCGCTTTCAAGCATGAACGATGTCGCTGACGCTTTTGCTAAGCGCATCCATGCTCTACGCCGTGTAAACGGCGGAGATGGAGAACAACACATTGTTGCATCCGTCTCTACCTCTTTCCCAGAAGAGCGCACTCTTTCAACAGATGCTGAAGCTAACTGGGCAAAGATTCAGAACGTTGTTTCTCCAGAAGCTATCGTAGCTGCTGGTGGACACGTTGCTCCATTCGAGGTTCGCTACGACATCTTCGGACTAGGAACTACAGCACGTCCAGTACGTGACGCACTTCCTCGTTTCCAAGCTGACCGTGGTGGTATCCGCTACATCATTCCTCCAGTTCTAACTGACTATGCAAACGCTGTCGGTGTATGGACTGCAGCAAACGATGCAGCAACAACTCCAAGCCCATCTGCTAAGGCAAGCCTTACAGTTGCAGCAGCATCTGAGACAACCGTCGCAACTGACGCTGTTACTCTCCAGATGCAGTTCGGTAACCTCGCAACACGTGCATACCCAGAACTAATCGCTCGTCACAACGAGCTTGGTTTGATCCAGCACGCTCGTGAGGCAGAGCAAAACCTTCTATCGAAGATTGCTGACGGCTCAACAGCTGTTACAACATCTTCTCTAATCGGTTTCGGTCGTGACTTCCTTGTACAGGTTGGTCGCGCTGCTGCTGCTTACCGTTCACGTCACCGTCTAGAGGCTGACGCATCACTTCGCGTAATTATCCCTTCATGGGTTAAGGATGCGATGGCTGCTGACCTAGCACTAAACATGCCAGGCGACAACCTTCTAAACGCATACGGTGAGATCGATGGCTACCTTGCAGCTCGCAACGTAGTTGTTTCATACTCACTAGACCAGAACGTCTACGGCGCTCAGGGTGCATCTGCACTTCTTGAGTTCGCAGACAGCTTCACATGGTACCTATTCGCAGAAGGAACATTCTTGTTCCTTGATGGCGGAACCCTTGACCTCGGAATCATCCGCGACTCATCTCTAGTCGGTACAAACGACTACAAGATGTTCGTTGAAACATTCGAAGGTGTTGCAAAGGTTGGTATCGAAGGTCTTGCAATTACTTCAACCATTAGCGTTAACGGTGTAGCTGCTGCTCTCCGCGACACTACTGGTGGAGCAACTGCTGCTGCAATCGAATACTAAAATTCGGTAAATAACACGTAGGCAACGCTTAGGAACGAAGGAGTAAGAACAAATGGCACCATTCAGAGGAGTATTCCCAGCGAATGAGCTAGTTCCTGCACCTTGCGGTCTCCTAAGCGTTGCCCGTGTTGTTAAGCACACGAGCAGAGAGACTGACGAGAGATGGGTTCGTCGTTTTTCACAAGAGTTTGACTCAATCCCATCATATTTGCGTCTTCTAACTGTAAACGACGAGACAATTGCAAATGGTGAGCTTTTCGATGGCTCAGGTGAAGACAAGTACATTGACTACGTTCCATTTTACGTAGATGCAGAACTTTTTGATTCAACATTTAGCCTTCCTGGTGAAGACCGCTTCGCACAAGTAACTAAGGTGCTTGAGGCAGTTACACAGAAGGCAGTAGAAAGAGAATTCTGGGAGGGCGTAGCAGCTCTTGAAGAGACATCTGCCAGTGGCAATATGTTCCTTCGTAAGAGTGGTGCTGCAACCGTTCCAGTTTCTGGCGCTAAAAAGCCAGAGAATGCACTAATGATTCTAGAGCAAGCTATTGCTGAATCACCTACTGGTGAGAATGCAGTTATTCACATGACTCGCGATGTAGCTTCAATTCTAGGCTCCCGTCTTATTTATAAGAAGGGTGACAATGAGAACTCAGGCAGTGCTATGACACGCCTTGGTACTCATGTAGTCATTGGTTCAGGTTATACAGGTAACGGTCCAATCGGTGATGCAAATGCTGCGGCATCTGCCACCAACAAGTGGATTTATGCAACTGGAATGGTTGATGTTCACCTCGGCAAGGTCGAGATTGTGAATGAAAACTTGGCTCAGGGTGCAGATGTTACAATTAATAACATGCGGATTAAGGCGTTTCGCCCTGCAGCTGCGTATGCAGATCCGTCAATTCATTACGCAATGCGAGTGACACTTCCTAATGACTAAGCCCAACAAAGAATAAGGAGCACACTGGAATGGCTACACAGGACTACGCGGCTAGCGTCCAAGGTGTGGCGATCCGAGTCACTCGACTGGACGCCGCTGGTAACTTGCTTAATGGAGCAGGTGACTCATACACCACCTCGGCGTTTCTTCGCGCATCATTCACCCCAGAATATGAAGAGGGTGACGAAATCGTTGAAAAGTCTGCTGACGGCACTGTATGTGTATCGTACAAGGCACCAGACACACTAAAGCGCATCACAATGGAGATCGCGATTTGCGAACCAGACTCAGAGCTTTCAGCTCTAATGTCTGGCGGTCTACTTCTCCGCAAGAATTTTGGTTCATACGCATCACCTGACAACAAGTCAGTCGGTTGGGCCGCACCAGCCGTCGGTGATGACCCAGCTGGTAACGGCGTGGCAATTGAAGTTTGGTCTTACGCAGTTAAAGATGGAAAGCGTGCAACTGGCCTTCCATACTTCTACTGGGTATTCCCATACGCAAAGCTTCGTCAATCAGGTGACCGTGTTATCGAAAATGGTTTGCTTGCAAACACATTCGAAGGCTACGGACTTGGAAACCCAGAGTTTAATGCTGGTCTAGATGGTCGCTGGGAGTTCCCAGTGGCAGCAGAGCGTCCATACTCATACGCTCGTGCAGCATGGGCTCCAGAAGGACTTAAGGGCTTCTACCGCTGGTTCGACTTGTCAACAAAGACAGTTACTAACAAGTCTCTAACTTCAAACGTTGCAACCCTTACAACAGGTTCAGCACACGGATTCGAAGTTGGACAGACTGTGACTGTGACAGATGTAGATTCCACATTCAATGGAACTCACACAATCACTGCAACCCCAACATCAACTTCATTCCGCTTTGCTAAGACAGCTAACGATGTTTCATCTACAGCAGTCAGCCCAGCAGGTTCTGCAGTTCGTAACCGTGGTTATCTAGCAGTGTCTGACTTCGACAACCAAGGTTCAGAGACTGGATACAACGTTCCAGGTTCTGACGCCTACAACCCAGATCTACCAATCGACTTCATTATCGCGTCGACTGAGGATCCATCCGCCTAGTAATAGTAGGAAAAAGGGGCGGGCAGATGCCGTTTGTGTCTAACACTCGGTTCCCTGCCCGCCCCTATTCACATCTGTAAGAAGAAAGGGACGAAATGAGCAATCTTTGGGTTGAAACAGATGAGTTGGGTATCTACGCTGACTCTGACTATGCCTACGATGCCGTCAAAACCGCTTCTTACATGCTTTGGGCCATGTCAGGCCGTAAATTTTCTGGAACAACTACAGTAACGGAGCGATATGTTTCGGTCTACGACCCGTACCTTCGTGCTGGTGCTTCTCGTCTTTCTTACTCTCCTACCCTTATTAATGGTCAGGTAGAGAACCTCCCACAGGGTGGCTTTGGTTTTGACTCACATCACGATTATCAAGGTGATGGAACCTCTTCATACAGTCGTGTAAGACTTCGTGGTCGTAAGGTAGTTCGAGTACATGCTCTTCGCACTGGCGATGGCGATATTGTCGACCCTAACACTTATTATTTAGCTGACCACTCAACCATTTATGGAACTCCAAATGCTACTTGGACACCTTCCAACGTTGAGGTCACATACACCTATGGAACTCCTCCTCCAGTAGCTGGCAAAGCTGCAGCCAGAATGTTGGCTATCGAACTTGTAAAGCTTTACGAGGGTGATGACACCTGTGCTCTTCCTCAAAGAGTCACATCTGTATCTCGTCAAGGAGTTACTTACACAGTTCTAGATTCTCAAGATTTTATTGATGACTTGCGCACAGGTGTCTATGCAATTGACTTGTTCCTAAAGACAGTCAACCCAGACAAGGCTCGTGCTCGCTCTCGCGTATTCTCACCAGACACACCTCGTGCTCGTCGCGTTATTGGTCAGGCTCCAGCATTTGAGCTTTCTGCCTACGACTTGTACTTCAATCAAGAGGGCGGAACAGTTGTTTATTATCTAGATGAGCTAAACGCAGACTTCTTAACAGAAGATGAAGCGTGGACAATAGTTACAACTGTATCCAACTACACCAACACAACAAGCACTACTTTCGAGTCTGCTGCTGTTTTGGACAGAGTAGAAGGAACAATCCGTCTTAGCCTTACCTATTCACAGCTTCTTCCTATCTTGGGTACTCGTGACCCAGGAATTCTAGATTTGTACGCAACACGTCCAAGTTTGGGCAATCCTGAGGTGGATGAAGTGATTAACTTGCTAACTAGCAACGTTATTTATCAACTAGGGAACCCTGTAACCCCAATAGTTCTACCTTAGAGACGGAGATAGACGATGACACTGCCAAGTGTAATAAATGTGTCAGACGACGCAAAAAACCTTGCTAACTTGATGCAAGATGTTTTGGACAGAGTTATTAGTGTTTATAACTCATACAGTATGCCTTTACCAGCACGACGCTATTGGAATATTGCAACACCAGCTGTAGATTGCGAACAGCTCGTTGTTTCTATGATTCAAATGTATGTAGGAACTCCAGGCGATGAAGCCACCGAGCCTCGTCGTTGTAATGACCCACGGAGCGTGACTCTTAACATTTCTGTATCTCGCTCTGTTCCAATTTTGCAAAATAATGGACAACCACCATTAGCAGATGACATTCAAGCTGCCGCTGTGGTTGCAGCCTATGATGCTTGGATTTTGATGGAAAGTATTAATCAATTCGACTCATGGGCAACTAATGGACCTTTTGGTCTTGGAGTTATTGCAACTGTTGATTCTGCTCCTCCTGAGGGTGGATTCCAAACAACTCGTATGACAATTACGATGGCGGTTCCATAATGGCAAGAGTTAAGTTTTATGAATTTAAGCCAGGAATGGACCAACTTCTTAGAAGTCCTCAAGGGGCAATTGGTAAAGATTTAAGGAAGCGTGGCCTTCGGGTACAAGCTGGTGCAAAAGCACAAGTGGGAGTGAGAACAGGGGCACTTCGAGCATCTATTCATATGAGACATATGAGTGATACTAGAGGTCAATATGTTCGAGTTGGTTCAAACATGAACTATGCGCTAGCGCACCATGAAGGCACAAGCCCGCACATCATCAAGCCAAATCGTAAGCACATGCTTAAGTTCCAAACAAAGGGACAGATTGTTTTTGCCCACGTTGTAAAACATCCAGGTACAAAACCTAACCGTTATCTCACCGATAACCTTAGGTTGGCGGGGTAAAATAGAACGTCTGCTACACACGTAGTAGGCAACGACACAAACAAAGGAAACAGGATGACAAACCGATTCAAGGACTTCGGTGGGAGTACTCAAGAGTATTCTCCACTCTCGTTCAAGATTCACGGTGAAGAGTTCCACTGTCGCCCAGCAATTCAGGGCAAGGTGCTTCTCAACATCGTGGCAGGTGCAGACGAATCTGATGGTGCAGCGGTAGCACGAACCATCAACGAGTTCTTTGAGAAGACTCTTCTTCCAGATAGCTTGGACAAGTTCAACGCACTT